TGAGCAACAATTCAAAGTTGAGTTTGAGTGTGAATTCTTAGGATCTGTTGATACTCTAATCAATCCCACAAAACTGAGATCATTAGTTTATGAGGATCCTTTGAAGAAAAACAAAGGTCTTGATGTTTATGAAGATCCAAAAGAAGATAATAATTATCTAATTACTGTTGATGTAGCAAGAGGAGTTGGGAGTGACTATTCGGCATTTGTAGTTTTTGATATTACTAATTTTCCTTATAGAACAGTAGCAAAATATAAAAATAATGAAATTAAACCAATGATGTTTCCAAGCATCATTCATGAAGTAGCAAAGGCATATAACGATTCTTGGTTATTGATTGAAGTGAATGATATTGGAGACCAGGTGGCAAATATTCTTCACTATGATCTTGAATATGATAATGTTCTGATGTGCTCAATGAGAGGAAGAGCAGGTCAACTTGTTGGATCTGGATTTAGTGGTAAGAAATCACAACTTGGCGTTCGCATGACATCTGCAGTTAAAAAATTAGGATGCTCCAACTTGAGAACATTAGTTGAAGATGATAAACTTTTAATTAATGATTACGATATGATTTCAGAACTCACAACATTTATTCAAAAACACAATTCTTTTGAAGCAGAAGAAGGTTGTAATGATGACTTAGCAATGTGTCTTGTTATATTCTCATGGTTAGTTGCACAAGATTACTTTAAAGAAATGACGAACACTGATGTTCGCAAAAGAATCTATGATGAACAAAAGAATCAAATTGAGCAAGATATGGCACCTTTTGGATTTATTTTGGATGGATTGGATCAGTATGAAGTAGAAGTTGAAACAGAAACTGGTGACAGATGGTTAGCAATCAATAATAAAGATTTGGGAAATCCTGTGGATGAATGGAATGTTGATGAATATGGTGATAGATCATACATGTGGGATTACCGATAAAACCTAGAATTTTATAAATACTTTTAGAATAATTCTGGACTTGTCGGGGAATACAAATGGCGCTAAATTTAGCATCTCCTGGAATTGTAGTAAAAGAAGTTGATTTAACAGTTGGAAGAGCAACTCCAGCTTCAAATAAAATTGGTGCAATTGTAGCACCTTTTGCAAAGGGACCAACTGACGTACCAACTCTAGTAGAAAACGAAAATGATTTGCTGAATATTTTCGGTGAACCATATGCAATAGATAAGCATTATGAAAGTTGGTTAACTGCATCATCATATCTTTCATATGGTGGATCATTGCAGATAATAAGATCTGATGATGCGGATTTGAAAAATGGATTTGCTGGAGCTGCTTCTAGCATCAAGATTAAAAGTTTAGATGACTATAATGCTTTAGGATATGATGAAAATACAATCACTAACGTAACTGTTGCGGCAAGAAATCCAGGTTCTTGGTCAAACGGAATTCAAGTAGCATTAATTGATGCTAGGGCAGATCAGATTATTGGAATTACTACAACAAATATCCAAGTTGGATATGGAATTACACAATCTCTTTCCGGAAAAACAGACATAGGTGCTGGAACTACATCTTCTTTAAATCAATTCTATCTTAAAGGTGTAGTTACACATGTCTCATCTGGAAATATTGGTGTAAAAGTTCTTTCAAAAGTATCAGTAGCAAATACTGTAACTGCCGTAGACTATCAACCATCAGGAACTTGGGCATTTGATGGATCTAGTTCTGTAGTTGTTCATAATAATTCCGGAGTTGGGGTTGCTACTACTACACAAACTTCACAAGTTGATTGGTTTGATCAACAAACAATTACTGTAAGTAATGGAATTAGTACCATTTCAACAATTTATTGGAACAATATTGCTAATCGTCCATCAACTACAACATATTCTGCTGATAGAGGTGGAAGATTTGATGAACTTCATGTTGTTGTAATTGATTCTTTAGGGACAATTACGGGAAATGCTGGAACCATTCTTGAAAAGCATCTTGGACTTTCTAAGGCATCGGATGCAGAATTCTCTGTTGGAAGTCCTTCTTACTGGAGAAAGTATCTTTTAACCAACTCAGCATATATTTTTGGTGGATCTGCACCAGTAGGAATTATCACAACAGGATTTAGTAACAGTGCATATACTCTTGCTTCCGATGTTGGTTGGGATCAAGAAGCAAACGGAATTATATTTGCAGGAACTGGTTCCAATACATTAACACTTGCAGGTGGTTTAGATTATCATGGAAATGCGGGAATTACTAGTACAGGAGCATTGAGCGCCACATTAGCAAACTTATCTTCTGGATATCAACTTTTTGCAAATACTGAAGAATACAAAGTAGATTTCTTACTGATGGGATCTGCTGCTTATACAAAAGAAACTGCTCAAGCACTTGCAAATCAATTGATTGCAGTTGCAGAAGAAAGAAAAGATGCTATTGCATTCATTTCACCATACAGAGGAGCACTCTTAAATGATGCTTCTAATGGAACCGTATCCACAAATTCTTCCGAAACAATTACATCCAACATAATCAGTTTTTATGCTCCAATCACTTCATCATCGTATGCAGTGTTTGATAGTGGATATAAGTATACCTATGATAGATTCTCAAATACTTTCAGATACATCCCATTAAATGGAGATATCGCTGGTACTTGTGCAAGAAATGATATTAATAATTTTGCTTGGTATTCTCCAGCAGGAACAAGCAGAGGTGCTATCTTAAATGCGGTTAAGTTGGCATATAGTCCATCTAAGTCACAAAGAGATAGATTGTATTCGAATAGAATCAATCCAATCATCTTCTCGCCTGGATCAGGAATTATCCTATTTGGCGACAAAACTGCACTTGGAAAATCGTCCGCTTTTGATAGAATCAACGTTCGCAGATTGTTTGTATATCTTGAGCAAGCAATTTCTGCTGCTGCTAAAGATCAACTATTTGAATTTAACGATGAAATTACAAGAACAAACTTCGTAAATATAGTTGAACCTTTCCTGCGCGATGTTCAAGCCAAGAGAGGAATCTTTGATTATATTGTTATTTGTGATGAAACAAATAATACTGCTGCAGTAATTGATAACAATGAATTCCTTGCTGATATTTACATCAAACCTGCAAGATCAATTAATTATATTGGTCTCACATTTATTGCCACCAGAACTGGTGTCTCTTTTGAAGAAGTAATCGGAACGTTTTAATTTAATCTAGAGGTTTTAAAACAATGGCAACCAGAAATCAACTTAATCCACCCCCATTAAGGAAGATTACAGACTTTAAGAGCAAGCTCACTGGTGGTGGTGCTCGTGCAAATCTCTTTGAAGTCGTCCTTTCTTTTCCAGCATCAGCACCAACGGATTCAAATGTCTTGGATAAAACAAGACTTTTGGTAAAAACAGCAGCTCTTCCATCATCGACTGTTGGACCAATCAATGTTCCATTCAGAGGAAGAATTTTAAAAATTGCTGGTGACAGAACATTCGAATCTTGGACAGTAACCGTAATTAACGATACTGACTTCTCAATTCGTTCTGCTCTTGAAAAATGGAGCAATTCAATCAACCGTCTTTCGGATAACACTGGCGTTACTGATCCAAATCTATATCAAGCAGACGCTTATGTTTATCAACTTGATCGTGATGGATCTACTTTAAGAGCGTACCACATGTACGATATCTTCCCAACAAATATTGCAGCAATTCCACTCTCTTATGAGACAACTGATGCAATTGAAGAATTTACTTGCGAATTCCAAGTTCAGTGGTGGGAAGCAATTAGAGGTACTGGTCCTGCTGCAGGTGGTGAGGACATCAACTAAATAGTGCATAAGATGGTTAAATTATAAAATGGCAAAACTTTTTGGTTTTTCAATTGATGATTCTGACAAGTTAAAGTCAAAATCAATTGTCTCCCCCGTTCCTCCTAACAATGAGGACGGGGTTGATAATTATATTGCCAGTGGATTTTATGGGCAGTATCTTGATATTGAAGGTGTTTATAGAACAGAATTTGATTTACTCAAAAGATATCGTGAAATGGCACTTCATCCAGAGTGTGATGGTGCTATTGAAGATGTTGTAAATGAAGCAATTGTTAGCGATCTCTATGATTCTCCAGTAGAGATTGAACTTTCCAATCTTAATGCCAGTGATAAATTAAAAGATATAATTAGATCAGAATTTAAGTATATTAAAGAACTTTTAGATTTTGATAAAAAAAGTCATGAAATCTTTAGGAATTGGTATGTTGATGGTAAATTATTTTATTTGAAAGTCATTGACATCAAAAAACCTCATGAAGGTATTCAAGATGTAAGATATATTGATCCAATGAAAATGAAATTTATTCGTCAAGAAAAAAAGACGAATAGAAAAGATTTGGCATCTTTAAATAATAACCACATTGACGAAAATCAAAAAGTATTTTATCCAGAAATTGAAGAATACTTTTTATACTCACCCGCATCACAATATGCATCCGGAACTTTTTCTGGAGGTGGGGCAACTAAACAAATTAAAATTGCAAAAGATTCTGTTACTTATATTACTTCTGGTCTTGTAGACAGAAACAAAGGAACAATTCTTTCTTATCTCCATAAAGCAATCAAGGCACTCAATCAATTGAGAATGATTGAAGATTCGCTTGTTATCTACAGATTATCACGTGCTCCAGAGCGTCGTATTTTCTATATTGACGTTGGTAATCTTCCAAAAGTAAAGGCAGAGCAATACCTGAAAGAGGTCATGTCTCGCTATAGAAATAAACTAATTTATGATGCATCAACTGGTGAGGTTCGTGATGATCGTAAGTTTATGAGTATGATGGAAGATTTCTGGTTACCACGTAGAGAAGGTGGTCGTGGAACCGAAATCACAACTCTCCCTGGTGGTCAAAATCTTGGAGAACTTGCTGATATTGAGTATTTCCAAAAGAAACTTTATAGAGCACTTGGAGTTCCAGAATCTAGAATTGCTGGAGGTGGAGATGGATTTAATCTTGGACGTTCATCAGAGATCTTAAGAGATGAACTCAAATTCTCCAAATTTGTTGGACGTTTAAGAAAGCGTTTTGCTAATTTATTTAACGATATTTTAAAAACTCAATTAATTCTTAAAAATATTGTAACTCCAGAAGACTGGGAAATCATGGAGGATCATATTCAATATGACTTCCTTTATGATAATCATTTTGCAGAATTAAAGGAAGCAGAATTAATAAATGAAAGATTAGGTTTAACTGCAGTAATTGAACCTTATATTGGAAAATATTTTTCTGCAGACTATGTTCGCAGAAAAATTCTTCGTCAAACTGATACAGAAATTATTGAAATTGATGCCCAAATTAAACGTGAAATTAAAAAAGGAATTATTCCAGATCCAAAGGCTATAGATCCTATCACTGGCGCTCCATTACCTCCTGGTGGTGCAGAAGATCAACAAATGGTGGACCAGCAAGCAATGGACCAGCAAGCAATGGATCAGCAGGCAGCAGACCAACAAGCAATGGATCAATCAAATCAATTAAATGCTCAAATAGAAAGAGATTCTAAAAAAGCAGAGATATAAATAAAATATAGACATATATAAAATTTTATGGAAGATCTTATCGATTTGATTGCAACTGATGCTTCAGCATCCCAAGTAACTGACAATATTAAAGATATTCTTTTTGCTAAAGCAGCACAAAGAATTGACTCTTTTAGACCAGAAGTTGCAAATTCATTGTTTGGTGAAGGCGAAACAACCGACGAATATGCAGAGGATCAAGAATAATGACAGTACATAAACCAGTTGGTCTTGGCAGTTCTATTGCAATTACTTCTGGAGCTGCAACAATTTCATCGACATTATCAGTCCAGTCAAAGGCACTGAGAGTTGTAGCAACTGCTGGAGCCTTTATTGGAATTGGAACAAGTCCAACAGCATCAGCAACAGATTATTATGTTCCCTTGGGAGGAAGTGCAGTTCTTGCATTAAGTCCAGCATCGCAAAGAGTTGTTGGAATTATAACAGGAACAACAACTACAATCACATTCCCAGAAGGAACTGGATCACCATTTGTTGTTGGAGATTATGTAACTCTAACTTCTGTAGGTCAACCATATTACAATTTTACTCATCAACCTGTTACGACAGTTGATGCATCAAGTGGAGTTGGTGGATACTATTCGACCAGAATTACTGTATCTACAAGCACATCAGGAATTATAACTGCATTTTCTGCTGATGGTGATTTAAGAAAATCCATAAGAGTGTCGGCATTCGGAACTGGAGCAGGAGCTTTATATTATCAACAAGTTCAAATTGCTGGAGAAGCATAAACAAATGAAACTCATCACAGAAGAAGTACAAAAAGTAAAATTCATCACCGAAGGAAAAGGTGCTGAAAAGAAAATGTATATTGAAGGAATTTTCCTTCAAGGAGATATCTGCAATCGTAATGGGAGAATGTATCCCATGGAAACTTTGATGAGAGAAGTTAATCGTTATAATGAATCATTTGTTTGTAAAGGTCGTGCTCTTGGGGAACTTGGTCATCCTGATGGTCCTACCGTCAATCTTGACCGTGTTTCTCATATGATTACTTCCCTCGTTCGTGAAGGAAGTAATATTAAAGGTAGAGCACAACTTTTAGAAACTCCAATGGGTAAGATTGCAAAATCTCTCATTAGTGAAGGTGTTTGTCTTGGTGTTTCTTCTCGTGGTGTTGGTTCACTTAAGTTGACCAATGAAGGTCACAAAATTGTCGGTGAAGATTTCATGCTTGCAACTGCAGC